GTCAACCAGTCGGAGCACCTGTATTCCCAGTAGGCAAGACAGTAACGAGAATAGGACCAGTAGGCAAGACAGTAACAAGGATTGGACCAGTGGGGAAAACAGTTACAGTAATTGGCCCGGCGGGAGCTTCTGTTGCAATTCCTTCGTAACAGGTGTATAATAGAGTAGGAGGTTTCATGATGACTTTGATACATGCGTACAAAGATAGGGGATTAACTAGAGAGATTACGATTCAGGATGCTGTAGGGAACACAATCATTCCTGGCGGGCTTGATGAGATTAGGGCGATTATTGGTAGGGAGGGTGAAGCTGCTAAACTGACAGTAGCCAGTAACGCCCCGACGGCGAATGGAAGTACATTCACTAAGGCTGCTGCGAATATCCTGAGATTGGATGCTAGTGATCTTGTGTTGATTGATGCTGGCATCTATACTTTGTACATTGATTTCTTTGACGAGTCTGATTCAGAGGAATGGAAGAATGTGGAGAGGCAAGTATTTTCCTTGGAGGAGACATGATGTATCTTTGGCATGTGAAGTGTATTTCTCCTAGTATGGGTTTCATATCTATCCCGTGCTTGACGAAGAAAAACTCGTTGACTCGTATTGAACAATTGATGTCAGAAGATCTTACATATTGCAACATGGATGTTTATGGCGTTGTAAGTTTGGGTGAAATAGCTGCTGAAAAAGAAGGCTTGGGACGTTGGGTTCCTTCGATAAGATAATAAAGGAGACGGAATAGGGTAAAAATATCATGGGCAAAATAGTAGATGTCAGCGAGGCACTGCTCGAACTCGGTCTGTCCGATAGTGCGACGGACGAAGAAAGAGCCTTAATCAATTCTGCCATCACCAAGGCAGAGGGTGCTGTCAGAAGGCACCTCCACTACGATCCTGTTCAGAGAAGCAGGACGGAGTTCTATCCCCAGACTGATCGAGACTTACTGAATAGGGCAGCAGTTTTCGAGGTAGAAGGAAGCCAAGCAGTTCTAAGAAAGTTGGCGAGTGCGGCAACAGAAGAGTTGCAAGTACAGCACATTCCCATTCGCAGTATCACTACGTTATCAATTGACTTGAATGGGAGAAGTGGGACGACTCAAGATGCTTTTCCAGCAACGTCATTGAAAACAGAAGGCACAGATTTCTGGCCTAACTACGATGGATTCGATGGGGCTGATACACCTGCCCAGATTTGTAGGGATGGGATTCTTCGTAGTTTCGGTAGGTGGCCTAATACACCAGGAACGGTCAAGATCGTTTACGTTGCTGGTTATACTTCTGCCGAATTGCATGGGCAGAATGATGTGGTTGATGCTTCCCCGATCGTGGATGCTGTGATTGATGAGGTAGTGAGAAGGGCGAGGAAAGCTTTCGTGAACTTTAAGAAGACTGGGGCTGGTTTCGTTGCCGGTCCATTCTCTTCAGAGAAGTTAGGGGATTACTCCTATAACATTGACACTTCTGTTTTGAATCGGTTGTTTGGGGGAGTGTGGGATTTGTTGCCGGAGACTCAGGCTAAGTTGTCTGAGTTCGTTAATTATGGTTGGTCGATTTCTTCTTAAATGGACATCGAAAGTTGAACAGGAGACTTAACAATGCTTAATGAAAAGCTAAGAGCAGAGTTGGACCAGGCGAAGGCTGGGATAGTTGAGCTTTTACCTTCATTGTGGCGTGAATTGTTTCTGAAGAGCATGATGGAAGGATTTACTAAAGAAGAAGCATTAACACTGCTCCATATTTACATTCTCTCTCAGTGTCCTTCTGGGGTGAATGGGAAGTGATGAGAGAAGTCAAGTTCACTATTGATCTTACTTACCGATGCAACTTTCAAACGATTTAGGGAGAGATTGAAAGATGCCACTTAAAGAAGTGTTTGATGAAACAGTCTGTGACTTCAGTAAAACCGATGCTTACAAGGAGAGGAGACTTGCGAGGTTTCTGATTTCTCCTGAATTAGTAGCTTGTTTGGGCGTAGGAAAATATGAAGTAGTGGAGAACAGCTTGCCTGCGGATGTTGTGGTAGTTGGCTCTTTCATAGATGAAAAGTATCATGCCTTTAGTGTGACTCTGTGTTCAAAGGAATTTGAGGAGGTTTTAGAAGGGAAGTTGATCCCGATCGTTCCTTGTCCTATGATTAGACGTATTGAGGATTCCAATGTCTCTACTTGATAACTTCCCCCACACTTGCACGGCCAAACGTAGAACCCGAACAAAGGGAACGTTGGCAGGGAGTAAGGATAGCTTCGTAACGACTGTGTTTAGTGCCAGGGCTTGTTGGAGACAACTCGCAAACGATGCTGAGATAAGGGAGTTTGAGAAGAGGGGTATTTCCGTTACTGATAAGATATACTTTACAACTGACCCAGGGCTTGATGAGCGTCACATCATAGAGATTGATGGTGAAATATTGGAAGTGAGGAGTGAAGCGGGGCCGGATGCAAGTGCTGGGTTGGGTGTAGTGTATCGTGTAATGGCAGAAAGAACTACTACTGGGAGTACACCGTAATGCGAATCAAGTGTTATAGTGTAGAATCTTTTCTGTCCAACTTGATAGACCAGAATGTCTTTCAGAAGACAGTGTTTGTGAATCGGTCATGTGTTCCGTTGGGGAATAACCCTAGGGATAGTGTTTCTTTCGACATCAATATACAGGCTTCTGCTGTGATTGAGTATGATGATGGTGGGCAAGCCCTAGTTGAATGTGGGGAGTTTTGTGGGGTGGATAGACATACTGGGGATGGTGATGATGGGGGAACAAGGAAACAAATCGAATTGTACGAAGCGTTGGTGAATTTTTGCAGTCAACGTGATTTAGTGGTCAAGCCGGGTGTGCTTGACATGTAACCTTAACTGAAGTTTTTGAGGAGACTGAAAATGGAAAAAGACAACGTAGTCAAACATGACAAGATGCTAGGAGCATTGGATTATTGCAAGGATGCGTTTGGAGACGTGGTAAGAAGTGGCAAGTTTATGGTAGCCATGTGGAAGATGGAAAAAGGGGAACCCGTCTTAGCTACTAGAACCACTTGGGATTTCCCTAAAGAGAAGTTTGGCAAGAGCATTGAATTATTGCAAGAGAGTTTGGTTAGTGAGAAGGGAAAGACAGAACCTCCGGGGGAATTACCCTTCGCTGATTTTCTGACTGTGGGTAAGGATGGAAAAGTAGTAGAGGAGACTCGATTGGAGTCGCTTGGTCTTGTTAGTGTTCCCATGGTGAAGCCTACTGAGGTGGTTGATGCACCTACTTCCGCACTAAGGAAGTATGCTGAAGCGTTGGATAAGAGCATTGTGGAGGGCGATGGTGTGATACCGGAACCACAAGATAGTATTGGACCTACTGAAGTGATTGATGTTTCAAATCCGATTGTAGAGGAAAGATACGGCGAGCAATTAGCAAAGCTGCAACGTGCTGAACACATCGACGTTGGGGACGAAAGAGTTGTGACCAATCATGGTGAGATAATGGCTGGTAGAGTCAATAGAGAATTGAAAGAGGGAGACAAATGAGGAGACTACTCAATTTTCTAAGATCATACCTAATCGGTGTTAGGGTGTCCCGTCATGTCTTGACACTAAAGCAACGATTAGACCTTTTGGAACGTGATCGCTCTAGGATGGAAAAGTCTCTGAGAGACAGGCAGGATTCGTTAGATGTCTTGTCAGCAAGGTTGCAAGAGGAAGTGGATTTGGTAAAAAGGGATTCGCTACAGACGGAGGCATTGATACGGAAGTACGAAGAGCAGTTGGAGGCAACACGTTCTCAGTTACGAATTGCAGAGGAAGCCACTATCCCTGGTTTGATGTTTGGTAATCAGGTATTGGTAGAGCAGTCGAAGCGTCGAATATCGGAGGAAGTGAGGGGGCAGGTTTTGGTAACTCCTAGAGAGGCTGAGTTATGAATGCTCTTCAAAAATCGTTCGATAACAGTAGGGCTTTTGCTTTGACTGTTCACAATGATGCAATGCGATTGAAAGATGCCGGTGCATTGAGTATTGTCCCGAGTGGTTCGTTGGGACAACTCAGTGATTTCAGAACTGAACGAGCAGACAGAGAACGGTATGGTCTGTTTCGTGGTTGGCTTTATTCTGCTATAAATGCACTAGCAATGAAGGCTGCCAGTCAGCCTGTCAATGTGGCTAGGCTGTTAGGTGCCGAGCCGAGGGATGATGAGAGGAGTAGACCGTCAACGACTAAGTATTGGCATCAACGGAAGATGACCCAGGGTATTATCACTAAGACTGCAAGAGAAGAGTTTGAGCTTTTGCTAAGCCATCCGTTGATTGACTTGCTTGACAGACCAAATCCAATTCAGAGTAGGTGGCAGTTTGTCTATAGCTTCGTCGCTAATCTGAATCTGACAGGATGGTCTTTCATTGTTTTTGATGAGACTGAGGAAGGGAATCCTGAGATGTACAGTCTTCCCACTACTTGGGTTAAAGTGGATCATACGGATGGACCATTCTCTGGGTTCAGAATTGTCAATCCGAAGAACCCGACTGCTAGTCAGGATGCCCCACCTCTAACTCGTGAGAATGTGGCGTTTGCTTACTTGCCTAATCCTGCTGATCCGTTGGCTGCTCTACCACCAGTACAGACTCAGAGTAATGCTGTTCGTATTGACGATCACATTCAGACTTCGCAAGAGAGATTCTTTGAGAATGGAATCTTTCCGTCTGTAGTTGTTACTGTAGGGAAGAATCCAACAGGAACTTCTGGTGAGGGTTTTCGTCCTAGATTGTCTGGAGCACAGAAGAGGCAGCTCAAGGGTGCGATTCAGAAGGAAATGGGCAGTGTCCACAATTACGGGATGCCCGCAATTATTGATGGAATGATTGAAAGTATCACGAGACTGTCTGCTACTCAGAATGAGATGGGATGGGAGAAGTCGGAAGAGAAAGTAAAGACACGTATCCTATCAGCTTTCAGTGTTCATCCATTCATATTGGGTGAACCTATGAATGTGGGTGGTTATTCGCAAGCGACTGTCATAAAAGAGGTATTTTGTGATAGGGTCAATACATTCCTTGATATGCTTAGTGTGATAACCACTAACCGTATTGCCCCGAAAGTTTCTGATTCTGATCGTTTGGTGGTGTGGTGGGAGAAGTGTGAGCCTGTAGATCCTCAGTTAC